CTATGCCTATAGAATGTATTGCTCCTGCAGAACCGTTTAAAGTAGGAGACGTGGTCAAGGCTGTAGGCATCGGATATAGTTACACTACGTATGAGAGCAAGTTCATCGAGCTTGGTTTCAAAAACAAAGAACATAACAATTCATTCAGCCACGGTACCGTAGCAAAGATATTCGGTATATCGAAGCACGATGTTTCGTCTGATTGCATAGTTGCAATAAGAGACATGGCAGGTAATGAAAGCCTAATCGGAGAACGCGGTCTCGAACTCGTATTCTCAGAACCAGGTAGTAAAAAAGCAATCTCTGTGAATCTAACCGCAGACTTAAAAGCCGTGGTTAGCCCTGAGGATCGTACAGTGTGCTTCCTCCTTAGCGGCTCTCCAGAAAGCTTTTTTGTAGGATTTGATCAACTAAAAGAAGTATTCGAAATCGTTAAATAAGTAAACATTTAAAAACAAATAAAAAACACAGTTATGATTGGAATTATCACATTCATTTTGACAGCTTTGGTACTCGGTACCATCTTAGGAGTATTTAACCCTAAAAATTATTACACGGAAGGCAAACCCGATCGTTATGGAGACGTGCGTAGAGAGTCAAATCCTCTAGCAATTGTTAAGCTTGTAATAACAGTTGTAGTTGCAATCTTCTTATCGTTTATTAACCCTATGACAGTTGAACGTATCGATACCGGCTACGTTGGTATTAAGGTGGATAATATTGGAGACAACAAGGGTAACTCTAAGATTGAATATACTCGCGGTTGGGTGTTCTATAACTCTTGGCTAAGCCGTATCTACGAATTCCCGGTGCACCAGCAACACATCGACTACGAAGAAAATACGGTGATCACAAAAGGTGGATTCCAAGCCACTATCAAACCATCGTTTAACTATGCAATCAATCCTGGTAACGTAGATAATTTGTTCCAGAATCTAAGGGTCGGTGTTAAGGAAATGGAACAAGGTTGGCTAAAGAACGCTATTATCAGCTCAGTTAACGACGTAGCAAACCTATTCACTGTTGATAGTATCTTTAATCACAGAGCAGAATTCGAAGCAGCTATCATTACAGAATGTAATAAACGAGTGAGCAAGTGGTTTACTGTTAGCCAATTAAGAACTAACATCGTCCCTCCACCGGCAATCACAAAGGCGATCGAAGAAAAGACAAAAGCTGTTCAAGAGGCACAAGCTGCATATCAACGTAAGTTAGTTGCTGAGGCAGAAGCTCAAGAGAAAATGGCAATTGCACGAGGTGATAGTGCTAAGGCAGTAATCACAGCAGCCGGTCAAGCTAGATCTAACCAACTATTACAACAATCTCTGACTACAGAACTCGTACAGAAAATGTGGATTGAGAAGTGGAAAGGAGAAGTTCCCTCCACGGTATTAGGTGGAAATACTAGCAGCTTTATGTTGAATTTGAACAAATAATGTTATATTTAAAACACAGTATGTAAAGCCCCTCTATAAAAAGAGGGGTTTTTCTTTTATAAGATTGTGAAAAGGCAAAATTAATAACTTATATTTATCCTGTTACAAAAATTAAGATTATGAAAGGAATATATCTAACAGAAGAAGGAAAGAAAGCTATTGAAGCTAAGATAGCTGAACTTGAAAAATATGATTATGGTGATGCAAGATTAAATGGAGCATTAGAAGGTGATTTATATAGGTTAAAAGAAATCCTATCATCAGCAACAATACTACCTGTTGATAACAATTATGTAAGTTCTAAATATCCAAATGGCTTAATCATTCAACCTAAACAATAATATTTTAAGTTATGAATAAGTTACAAACAGTTTATATACCAATAGAAACTACAAAAGAATTTTGGAAGAAGTTTGATAGTGGTGAGATTCCTGATTATGAAATAATTTCATGTAGTAATGGAGAAAGATTAGATGAATGGGTGGATAGTAAAGAAGGTTATTTTTTTACTCCAGAAGAACTTAAACAACTTCTTTCAGAATATACTAATAGAATTGTTGAGAATGGTAAATGTTTGCATACAGGATACGGCGGATATGCTATAAATAAAAAATCAATCACATCACAACTTCCTAAATTTTTAAAATAAAATAATTATGAAAGGTATATTTTTAAAACTAGCAACTAAAGGTTATAAGCACTACACTGAAAATACAGTAGAAGAACTTGATCAACTTCCATTAACCAATCATCATATTATTACAGAATTTGCTCATTTGCGTGAATGGTTAAGAGTTAATTATGGTATTTTTGTTGGAGTAAGTGTGTTGCAAGTATTTGAAAATAAACAACCCTTAACAATTTGGCACTATTATTTAATGCATGAAAAAGACGGTTGGAAAATAGAATACCCATCAAAGGATAGATTAACCTCACCACAAGAAGCATACAGTGCCGCATTTGATTACATTTTAAAAGAATTGATATGATTAACCTTGTTAAAATAACTGTATACAGAGATGGTGGAACAAGTGTTTGGGTAAGACCAGAAGTTAAAGCATCTGTTAAAACTATACAAGAAGCTCTTGACAGTGAAGCATTTTACTTGGATAATAGAATAGGTTCTTCTACAAAAGGAGAGCTATTTGATAAATATCCAGGAAAAGAAGGTGCAATTATGTTAGATAAAACACAATACAACTTTTTATGACACAACAAGAAATACAAGAACGCAATAAGCAAATAGCTTTAATGCTTGGTTGGCATCAAAATCCCAATAAATTTAATTTTTGGGTTGGAGATGATAAATTAGTTTCTAAAGACAGTTTTGTAGAAACAAGAGACTTAACGTTTCATTCAGATTGGAATTGGTTAATGGAAGCTGTTGAGTTTATTGAAAGTTTAAATAATGGTAGCTGTTATTCTATTAAAATTGTGAATAATAAATGTGAAATATTTATAAACACTCAATATGCTTTAGCTTATGATAAGCATTTAAGTGTTTTTCAAAAATTAGATTGTAAAAAAGAAGCTGTATTTATAGCTGTATCTGATTTTGCTAAGTACTGGAATTCTTTGCAAAAATAATTTATAAACTATTTGCTATATTGTATAATTATTTGTATATTTGTAAAAAAACACATAAGTATGCAAAAAAAGAACGAATTGTATCCTGTTATATACAAAATAACAAATATTGTAAATGGTAAGATTTATATAGGTAGTGCTAAAAATTATTGGAATAGAATGTGGACTCATATTTCTAGATTAAGAAATAAGACACATTATAATCAATATTTAATAAATAGTTGGCACAAATACGGAGAAGAAAACTTCAAATTTGAGATTTTAGAAACTGTAGACAATATAAAAAATCTATTAGACAGAGAACAGTATTATTTAGATTTATTTAAACCTTATGACATAAAAATAGGGTATAACATAAATATTAAAGCTTCATCTACATTAGGTTATAAACATACAGATGAAGCTAAAAAAGCAATGTCTTTATCTAAAAAAGGAAAACCTCAATCAGAAGAACATAAGAAAAAAGTTCAAGAATGGAGGAAAAATAATCATCCAATGAAAGGTAAAAAAGGTAAAGATAATAAAAGAAGTATACCTATTTTACAGTATGATTTATTTGGAAATTTTGTAGAAGAGTTTTCCTCTATTTTAGAAGCTTCAGAAAAGACAGGAATAAAACATGGTAATATAAGTCTTGTTATTAATAAGAAAATAAAACAATGTAACAAATACACTTTTTTTAAAAAAGATGAAGTTATTAATACTTCGATGTTTCCAATAAAAACAAGAAGATGATTTTGCTAAACTTTTTAATGAAAAGAAATTATGACAGCCGAACAATTTAACGAAAAGTATAAAGAGTACCTTGAAGAAGGTCATTATGGGTTAGACTTACATAAACCAGAAGCTATTGAATACCTTGATAAAGAGTTTCAGGAATTAATTAAAATTCCAGGCTTTCAATATAGCCAAATAAAAAGTAAATTCAATTGGTTTTCTTTTTACAACGAAGGTGTTTCTAAAGACAAAACTTTTGAAATTGAACAAAAATTAAAAGAAATTTATGGAAAGTAAACCAGTATTTGAATTACACAAATTACCAGAAGAATTTGTTGTTACCTCTAATCAAAAAGATACAGTTGGATATTTACCTATTGTATTAACAAAGTTTAATGAATTGGAACAAACTGCTGATGGAGATGACGTGTATCATCACATAAAAAATGGAAGTAAAATAATAATAGCCCAACAAGACCAAATTGATTTCTCTGCTCTTACAGAAGAAGAACAGAAAGAGATTGGTTGGTTTGATGTTGATAGTATATTAAAAAGTATTATTGGTGTAGATTATTATAATCTTTTAAACAAAAATGGTTCAGAATATAAATTACTATATTACACTTTCAAAAAAGCACAAGAACTTACATC